CAACTAATATTCCAGACTGTACTAATACATCACCTAGCCCCATTCCTTTAGTAGATTCTGCAAATGGGGTATATCCCATACTAAATAAATATAATCCTAAACCATTAACAGCTAATGACAATGCACCCATTAAAATATTAGTTATTCCAAACTTACCTACTAATGCAGTTGCGACACCGATTGCTAATATTGTAGCACCTTGAATAAGAACATCACCTATTCCCATACCTTTAGTTGCGGCTGCAAAGAATCCTAATCCTAAAGCAAAAGGTATTAATGCGATCCCTACTAATAGGAGACCTAATGCTCCTCTTCTAACTCTTTTAGCTATCTTCTTAGTACCTAATATTGCAATTGCCCCAGGTATTAATACTAATGAAGCCACCATTCCTATTAAAATAGCCGGAGCTAATATAATAAACATTGTAGATAATGCAAATAAACCTATACCTATTGCAAATGATTTTAATGCATCACCTACTTTATCTAAAGTTCTTGCTCCCCTACCAATTCTTTGAGAAAATTTCTTACCACCTATTAAAGCCATAATACCACCAACGGCAGTCACAGCTAATAATAAAAACGGTATTGCTATTAAACCTAATGGAACTAATACTGCAGCTAAAGCTAACCCTTTTGCAAATTTTAAAATTGCATCACCCATCATACCTAGAGTTTCTGCGCCTTTCTTAGCCTTTTTAGGTGTAGTCTTAGATAAAGCTTTATCTAATTTTGTTATATAAGCTGTAAATTTATCAATAGCCGATTCAGGCACAAACGCCCAAATCATTAATGCCTTTGCAGATATCATTGAGGCGGCAGAGGCAACAGCGAGAGCATCAGCCCCTGCTTTTACTTTTTTAGGTTTAGCTTGTTCAAACGCAGTAAGTGTATCTACTACAAAACCTTTAAATTTACTTAAAGATTTCTTTGGTACTAATAACCATAGCATCATTGCTTTGGCTGTTATTTTTGCACCAAGACCTAAGTCTTCTAATGTAGCACCGGCATTACTTTTCTTAGCACCACCGCCCTTTTTGCTAAACAGCCCACCCATAGGATTCCTGGATGTGTTTACTTCAATAGCAGTTAATAAATCTGTTTGTGCTCTTAACTGAGCTACAATCGCGGCATCTATACCACCACCAGAGCTTCCACTAGCGGAAACTGCAATAAGAGCATCTAATTTTTCATTAGTCTCTTTTGCAGCAGCCTCTATTTTTGATAGAGGATCCATTAAATCTTTAAGAGTTACAGCAGCCATTCAATCTATTTATTTATCAGAACTTTGGCATACTAATCTTTGGCATAGATGGAGTTTTAAATGAACTCATCTGTTTGTTCATAGACTTAGACATGCTGTCCGTATTATATTTATCCGAATAGGATTGACTATTTTGTTTATCCTCATTATTACGATCCTTAAGAATCTCATTAAACATTTCTAAAGTAAATTCATACTCATAGAAAGGAAGCAAATCCAGCTCTGTAGGCTGGAGATGCAACTTTTCTAGTAATAGAACTCGGACTTTATAAAAGTTCAGAAGAGATATCTTGAATAATAAACAGAGCTTTGATCCCGCCGGGAAACGTGAGCGGGACTGCGACCTCCTCACCACAGCTTTCACACGGAAATACGAATTCCGGCTTTACTCCTATTTTTGCTTTTTCAACTAGTCTATAAATAATTGAAAATTTACTAGAATCCCATCCTTGGAAAGATGTAATTGCTGAAAAGATTTCTTTATCATTAAATCCTCGCCATTCTCTTTGAATATAAGGTAAAATACCTAGTGATGATTTATCCCAAGGTTTATTTTCTTCTTCTCGTTTTCTTATCCAATCCGTAATAGCTCTCATTACACCGATTGTTGGTGGTGCAATAGTTAATGAACCATGATTTTTGGTTGGTACAGTAAAACATCTATTTTCATTATCATAGTACTTTGCTAATAAATCATCTTGTTGATTAAATTGAAGATTATTAGTTCTTAACTCCATAGAATCTTGAGATTTACATGTCCCTGTTTTACAATTCTTTTTACCAACTGGCATCATTAGCTTATTTTCACCATCCTTAAAGGTTAACTCTCTAATAGATAAGATTAGATATATTCTATCTTCTTCTAATACATCTCTATATGATCCTCTTTGGTTACCATACATAATTTTTGTACAGTTCACTAGAAGTGAGTTTAGCTTTTCATCTACATCTAAAATGTTTTCTTCATCTAATGTAGAGAATTCTCTAATTTCACCAACCCTCGCAGCTCTGATATGAATTTCAAAATCATCTCTATAAAATTGACCGCCAGATGGAAATACCGATAAATCTAATTTAACATAACCAGTTAGAGCTTGTATTCTTTGTATTTCTGGATCATCTATTGATGTTACACCAGAACCTCTACTAGTATCTACTTTACCTAAATCGGTAATTTTACCATCCTCATTAGTTTTTACTTCAGCTGCAGTATCTATTATACCTTCAGCTGTTTCAAATTCTTTCTTAATATTGTCTTCGTGACTACTCATAATTATTTAGTTTTTATTAATTGTTTTTCAGGTGCGGTTTCCTTTACAATATGCTCAACAATTAATTGTCTTACATACCTGGATACTGGCAACGGTCTAGATTTATTTTCCATTGATTTTTCGATGATAATTGCATTTAAATTATCTTCATCTTCTGGTGTTAAGAGTACTTGTAATTTTTTAGTAAGTCTCTTTTTTTGTGGTATTAATTCTTGTACGCTTTCGTTATATCCATATTTAGGATTATCAGCTTTATAATTTTTTATCCAAAATTCTAGCCTTTCCATTATATGGCTTAATGATTCTTCAGATTGAAATTCTTCAAGAATAGTTTTTTGAAAAGATCTTGTTCCAAAATCCTTAACTGCTCTTTTGATATATTTACCTGCTCCTAAATTATTAGGATTGTCATTAACCGAATAACCTACATAAACTTTTCCATCAGTTTCATTTATTACTTTAAAGATAGTCATATGTTTAGATTATATAATTTATAATATATATTAGAGTGAAGACAAAAAAACTGGCCCTAAAGCCAGTTTTCTATAAAAATATTTAAAAGCTAATATTTATGCTCCTACGTTTTCTTCAACCCAATGATCACAACGATAAGTCATTGTTAAATCGGTTGCATCTGGAGTTTCATAACTCAATTCATCTACAAAATCAGGTTGACCTGTAGGGAATACATCTTTACAAGTAATCTTTCTAAAAACATCACCTGCTCTGTTATATTGTACAATGATCATACTTCCTACATAGTCTTTCTTTAATCCCATTTCACCAGTTAATGGATCATAGATTAATTTATACCAATTACGGAATGTATTGTAAATGTAATTTTCGTTAGCTTCATTTAAGTTAAGACTAAAGTTAACAGTCAGATCCATAAATGTTTGACCTGGCATACTTGCAAATGAACGGTCAGCAAATTTGTATTTCTGTCCGATTGCATCTACAGATGGGTTTAAGTTATTTAAACCTCCTATAGTTTTAACTTGCTCTAAGATTAAACCCGTATCATCTCCTAATGGTGAAAATACAGTCACCTCAAATAGGTTAGGCTGAATAGGTTCGTACCTTTGGCTACTGGCCCTTGATTGGGTATAATGTGGTAGTGGCATAGTTTATTTTATTTTTTTATATATTCTCTTTTAGTTTCTTCTTATTGGAAGTTTCCTGCGCTAATAGCTCCTGTCTTCAGAATTGTAGTTCTCTGTACGAGAATTTCCATTCCTCTTACTGGTTCAATATATGTATCTAAGATACCTACATTTTGATCAATAACTTCTGGTGTGTTATTAGTTTCGTCCATTACGTTTTTATAATCGTAAACACCATCATCATTTTGAACCGTTGCTAAGAAATTATCAGCAAGTGTTTTAATTTCCAATCTAGTTTGAGCTGTATTAAATTCAAACAGATAGTTTTTAAGAATTGCTTCAATACCATCTTGGATGTAAATTACAACCTCTCTACAGTTAATAGAACTTAATGCAGATTTTGTAACCTGCTGTGCAGTTTTATTTGCAAAGATTGTTGGCCCAGTTCCACTTTGGAATACAATTGGATTTAATCCAAATGGTTCTAAGTATTCTCTGTCCTCTTTTCCAAGATTGATTTCCAATCCTACAACTCCTGTTCCACCTACAACACCTCGACGAACTCCGGCAACCAATGACCACGGTAATGCGTTTTCATATTTTGCAATAAAGTTATTTGAAACGTATGCAGCTGGTACAACATTTATATTTCTACCTAAATCCCTAACTGTAATAAACGGATAATAGAATGCTCCCCAACTTGCACCTTGTGTTGGTGAAGGTAATGAGTACCTTACTGTTGGATTCTTTGCAAGATCACCACCAGTAGAAATAAATCTAGATGATAAACTTCCAGTTAAATCTTTAAACGTTGGATCTAAATTGCTCTTAAAGTCTTTAGCAGATGGAGCATTTAATATTGCGAATGCGTTCTTTCTAGTAGAAGCTAATATTGTATAGATCGCTTTAGATCCACTTTCAATACCGTTTCCGAATGTATCTACAATATATCTAAAGTTAATTACATCTCTATCGGTTAATGCTTTAAATAAATTAGTTCCATTTAAAGTACCATTAAGGATTTCAACTTGTCTATCATTAGTTCCATTAGGTACATGAGAAGGTGTTAATTTAAAACCATCTAATGTAAATACATTTAAGTAATCAACCCATGCATCAATTGGATAATATAATTCTACCTTAACAATACCTGCAGCAGTTGTTGTTGATATTTCACTTTGGCATGTTACTAATAATGCAGTTTTACCTGCAGGAATAGTACTATATTCAGCATTTGTTAATCCACCTTGTACAACATTAATTCTAGTTAACCTTGAATGAGGAGTATTAACATCACCTTCAAAATGAATTAAATAGTTTCCTACAATCACATCAGCAGCATCAGGATTATCAGATGCTATTAATACTTGGTTAGGCTTTAATCCAGTTTCGGTTAATGAATCTGAAATAATATCTATAGAAACATTGTTTGCACCTTTTAGTGTTTGAATTCCAAATATTCCATTAGCATATGCAACGGCATCAGAATTTAAAAACGTTCCAACTCCACCTAAATTAAATTCACTGTGAGGTGTTACATTATTAAATGCATCTTCTTCATAAGGAGTAACTGCAACAGATGGTAGATAATAATCTGGATCCGTTATTGCAATTGTAGTTCCTAATGTTGTTGGATTAGCAGTATGAATAAATCCATAGTTTATTGCATTGAATACTAACCATGAAGAATATTGAGTTCCAAATGAATCTACAAATACAGCTTCATCACCATCGGTTAAAGTACCGTTTGAAAATTGACTGTATAATGCTGAACCATATCCACCTATTATATTTGAACTAGCAGAATCAGAAACTGGTACTTGATCAGTTACAAACCCAAAGTCTGATTCATTTATATAAGTATATGTAGCGCCTGTTGTTGGAAAGTCTGAATTTGTAACTCCACCTGCATCTGACAATAATAAAGTAACAGTGTTACCTACGACTTGAACAGATGTTACTGGAACATACCCTTTACCTGATACAAGTATATAAGTACCTACTGCCGTAGCAGAGTTTGGAGTAAATGTAGAGAATGCATCAAATAATGAATCACCTGCAGTACCCTGTACTTGAATTTGAATTTCTCCGCTTGTTACTGTCGTTGATGAAATAAGCTCTGTTGTTTGTGTTGTAGTATTAGGTGTTACCCCAGTACCTGCATAACTTAAGTCAGATACAATAGATCCACTATATGATAAGAAATTAACATCGTCTTGGATTGAAGTAGCTTGAGTGTATTCGAGGTTATGACCTATTAAATCAATTCCACCTGCAACACCATCAATTAATGTATCACCATCAAAAAGATCTTCATTCACTGCTACAAATAAACCAGTGGACGCTGTATCAGCATTAATAACTTTTTCTACGAAAAGGTTATTACCTAGTAAGTCTGTAAAGTTAGGAATTAATGATGCAGTATAAGTTGCAATTACATTAACTTCTGATTCATTAAAGAATTCAGCAATTTTTGTATCAGTTGAATCAGAATCAAAGAATCTTCTTTTTAATCCTTGTGTCTTATCAAAATATGTTTGGAATATTGGATCGGCCGCAAATCTTTCATAAGGAGTTGCAGAGCTAAAATCTCCACCAAAATTTCCATCTATAACAAATACATCTACCAAGAAGTCAGATACTAAACTATCTTTATTTAAAAATCCTGGTACATTTGCAGCACCATACCATTGCTCTGCAGTTACATTGAACCCTGTTGAGTTTGCAGCTGATGCTTTTCTTACAATAACTGAAAGAGGATTTTGTCCTAAATTAGTAAAGTCTAATAAATCATTAGTAGTTGTAGAACTAAAATCTAATTTATTTGCACCTACATTGTCTAAGAATGAATCTGAATCAGGATAAAAGAATTTATCTCTGTTGTACATTTTTTGATATTCTCCTAAGGCACCGCCATTAGCCTGAACTTCAGGTGTTGCTGCTGTACCAAATTTAATATACTCTACCTTATCGGCAGCTGTTAAGTTTAATAGGTTAAGTGCAAGAATCGGTCCTCTTTCCAATGCTGCTAGGCAGCTTCTGTGGAAAAATGAATCCTTTCTTTCTAAGTTTCTGTCAATATCACCGTATACTTGTTTAAAGAATGAGGTGTCAGGTACAAATACCGGAGTATTAAAAGGACCTGTTTTAGAGAAACCGACAATTAACCTTGTCTGATTAGCAGGAATACTAACTACTTGAGATTTATCAAATTCAAATCTGTAAGTACCTGCTGCTTTAATCGAAGCGATTTTCGGATCTAGTGCCATCTTATATTATTTTTTTTATTTGCTTTTTTTATATATCCAACTACCTGTAACTTTTTATACTAAGTCATAGATATCAAAATTCAGCTGGCCTCCTTTTGCATCTTGTTCTAAGATAGCATCAATTTTGTCTTGAACGTCTTGTTCAGCAACATCATGAAGCTCTTCAGCAAAATCAGAGAAATCTAAAGTAAAAAAGAATTCAGAGCTATTTATACATGTCATTATTAAATCATCATGACCTAATTGACCAGCATAGCTGCCGTTTGGTAACTTACCGAATGTCGCTGCTTCATAAACAGTTTGCTTGTCTTTTATTACAATTCTATTTTGTGTAATATATTTTTTAAAGTTTTGACAAAAAATAGGTTTATTATCTTTTTTAACTTTTAAACCGAATTGTTTTGTTCTAGCATCTATTCGATGTTTAAACTTTACAACAGATTCTTCATCAAAATCATTTCTCTGTGGGAATACAGTTTCCATTCTTTTTATTAATTCTCCACCAAATAAATTCCATTCAATAATTAATTTTACATTCTCGGAATGAAAAACATCATAGGCTAAAATATAGAGTGATTTTGCAAATTCTTCTATAGTGTGTTCGTTACTTCTAAATCTGCCTACTTGCCTAATTCTATAAAAGTCAATAAAACTTCCAGGTGAAGCAACTTTCTTCCAATCTACCTCATCCATGATTTCTATTTTAAAAATATTAATAATAGAATAATCCCCACCCGTACCTTCAGCAATATCAACAGAAAAGCACCAATAATTTTCGTCTTCTTCAGCATCATCTAAATTAAATTCAGGATCCCATAATAAACCAGAATAATCTACTTGTTCATCATCAAATTCCATTACTTCTTTGTGCACAAAGTCTATTTGATTAGTTGTTAATTTTTTAAGGCTATCAGCACCTAATAATAATGAAGAGCCTGCTATAAATTGATTTCCATATTGTCTGTTAAATGCCTCATCACTTCCTAGGTTAGCAACCTCTTGCTTCATCCATGCATCGTCTCTACCTGGTACATCCCACCAATCAACTCTAAAGGGCGTATATTCACTTAGGCCT